CTGTAGCGTTTGCAACAACCGCATTATTTACTTTAACTCGGTTTGTCGTTGGGTCTGTTGCGGTAGTATCAGCATCAAACTGGAACAGCGTATTAGCCGATACTGTGGCCGAATCAACCCAATTTGTACCACTGGCTATAAATGTTTTATCTGCCACTGTAGGTGCTTCAGGCATCACAGCGTCCACTACCTTCTGCAATGCATCAGCATGTGCGTTTGGGTCAAGTGCCCCATCTGTAACACCTTGGAATGCGCGAATATCATCAACGCCTTGTTGTGCTGTCATATAAATATCTCCTTAAGAGTATTCTTCTGAGTATTCAGAACTGTAAGTTTGTGGTTCTACCCACGGTTTAATGCACTCACCTTTCGACCAGTTATCCACTTGTACATTATCGATAGCATCGCCGTCATTGTTAATTACTTGATGTGTCATGATTATTCCTCATTTTTCCAGTTTTGTTTGATGTATTCTAGTGCTTGCTCGTGCGTAATGCATCCGTGGCTGTGGTCATTGCATGACAATATGACCTCAGTTTTTTCTACATTCGCTCTTGCGTTAGGGTAGCTTACTTGGTAGTTATCAAGCCAATCTTGATACGATATAAATTTATACACCTTCATACCACCTTGGGTCATTGAAGTTATTAGGCGTACCATTCTCACCCGAAATCGAGTCTAATATCTCAGTAGCCCCAGGGCCATCATTGATAGCATAGAATCGGTTGCCTGATACTGCCTGAATGTCTGCATCGTAGATCGGGAATTCAATAGTAGCACTTCCTGAAGGGGTAGCACCAATAAAAGACAGGTTCTGCGTTGATTTAAAATCAAAACGCACAGTGTGCATCTCGCCATCTGTTGGCATAGGGTGACCATCAGCTATAATAACGTCATCAACAAAGGTATCGTAGTTGAAGGCGTTAAGGTTAGTTAAGTTACCAGTCGTGTCTATGTATGGCTTAAACGCATTTGAATTCTCTGCGTTACATGCAATCACTTCTATGGAAGTATTGTAAACAGAAGGAGCAACGAACTTAATCTCGACAGTGTCACCCGCAACTAAATCAACTTGCGGAATAGTAATGTAATCATCTATACCATCAAAGTCATAGTACCATCGCAACTCAGGTGCACCCATATCGATGTCATACCATACGTCATCCTTGGCATAAGCTACTCGACCCGTGAATGTATTATCCACAATTGGCCCTGCAAATGAAACAGTGTCAATCTCATATTGATTCTGTTGCATATCTATTAAGGGGTCTGTGCTAGCCACAAATACACCTTGACGACCTGCGACTATGGCAGGGTTAACACCTGTCTCACTCGCCGCAATGATTATGACTTTTAGGTTACCCGTAAATGGGGCGCCTAATGTTAATAAATCGGCTTCTGAACCATCAAACAGGTAAGCGTTACATAATGAACCACCACCTAGACGTAAGTAATTTGGACGTGACCCACTGACCAGCGTCAACAATTGTGACGGGTCGAATGGTTGTGATCCAGCCATTACGCAAGCTCGGCATTAATAACACTTGTCCCGGTCCCCGACCAAAACCATATATCGTTTTCACCCGCGGGGAACTCGATAATGTTACCGTAACCCTCTGTAGGCATTCGGCGGATACCTGTTTTATCTGGTAACGTTGCGCTGATTGCGTAATATACAACTGATTGCCCTAAATTCTGAACACGTGTTGCAATACCTGTAGCCACTGCGCCAGCGCTGAGAACTGTCAACGATTGTGGTGTGGTGGTTACTGTGATATTAGGTAATGTGTCTGACATATTATAAACCTCTAAAGTAAAAAAGCCCCGACACGAATATCGGGCGGGGCTTCAGGATAGTTGTAAAACGTTTTAATTACTATTGAACGGCTTTGATAGCTTCAATGATATCGTTCATGTTCCAAGCGGATTTTACAGTGATGTCCATCGCTTCAGCATAATCGACTAACTCTGATTTACTCATGTCAGCAAATTGGTCGTTAACATCTTCAGCAACTTCGATTTGTTTTGACGCTGTTAAATCGCCTGAAACAATTAAGCCTTTAACGAATGCGTTATCACATAAGTTATCAGGAACTTCACAAGTGTTATCTGTACCACACTTAACACGATAAAATTCTGAACGTTGTCCGTGAACTAATGGCGCGTTGATAGTAATTAAACGTTTTGATAAATTTGTTAGTAACATAATCAGCCCTCGGCCCATTGAATTAGAATATGTTGCGAGGACACCGGGCCAAGTGTATCCCCTCGCAACATAGTTTTACCTATTTACAGGTGGTCACGATACGCGCCCGAGAACGGGAAGCGGAACTCAACACCTGAGATTTTGTATTCACAAGGGATTTCAATGTTCAAACCCTTTGTTTGTGGAGCAAGTGAACGCCATGGTATAGGGTTACATAATGATAGATTTTCATCATTCAATTCGTAAGCCATCATACGGTCCTTACCACCTGCGCCCGCGCCGATTAACTGTAGACGTGGAGCAATGCGAATCGCTTGACCAGTTGTGGTCGTGAATAAGTTATTTTTCATAAAGAATTCAGCGATGGTCGTATCTGTTCCGCTATCCATACGGCGAGAAGTAATTGTCGCGTAACGGTTAGAATCAAGAACAAGCATGCCAGGGATATGAACATTAGCCGAATCAATCCATACTTTGATTAATAAGCTGTTCATGTCGTCGACAATTTCTTGACCTGTTGCAGTCGTCCAATTTACCGTTGAGTTATCCAACGCTAAGTTAGGGTTGTTAAACAGACCCGTCATTCCACGGTCAGCATCACCGAAGTATGCTACACGTTGAGTATGTTCTTGACTACCACGAAACGCCGCTTTAGCTTTGATGTTATCGATAGGCATGTTTAATGCTTGCGATTTACGTAGCTCATCTAATGAGTAATCGTAAGCATTACCAGCATAACCAAGTGGAACCGTTGATTTGTTCGCGCTTGCTGATACTTTCGGTAAGTCGTCAGCACTTGAGCCGATGAATTTACCAAGGGTTACCGCATCGTATGAGATATAATCCCAAGTATCCGCCCATTCAGGAACCTGCGTATTGATCGGAACTAATTCAGCAAAGTTAATGGCTGTATATTTAGCTTCGTAAATCTTTGTTTCAAGACTTGCAAGTTGCGAGATGAAGAACGCTAAACCATCATCAGTCGTTGGTAGACCGTCGATGAATGTCATTTTATGACCTGCGTCCAATGCTAAACAAGGGATTGCGTGGTCGAGTGCGATTGAAATTTTATTACGTTTCATAATATTAACCTCCTAGGCCAAGTGAGATTTTTGTGAAGCTCGACGCTAATGCAGTCGATACGAATTTAGCACCGGGGATTGCTACAGCTAGTGTTGCACCCGTTCCGATAACGTTTGAAAATTTACCTTGGTCAGTACCTGTACCGTCACCGACGATTAAGAATACTGGATCATCTTTAACAACGTCTACGTTTGCTTGAACATATACGACACCATGCGTGATGACTGTCATATCGTGCTTAGCGTTAACTGTTAGACCGTCGTCACCAAGTACACGATTTAATTCGTACTTAACGATACCGACAAAGTTTGCCGCTACTGAAGTATCAACCGGAGCAGATGCACCGTCATCACCATCAGTTACAACACCAAGGCCAGCGATTAAAGTCGTTGTACCTTTGTTTAGTTTAGACACACCGTTACATAACTGAGCGTCTGCTACCATGCCCGCATATGCGAAACCATGGTCGATTGCGTTACCACCTAATACTGGCATATTATTTCTCCCCTTTGTGGGCGTTAGCTTGTGAATCTTTAAAAATTTGGTAAGGCGTTTTAGCCGGTGCACTATCTTTAACGTGCGTTTTATCAGCGCCGTCGTTAGCTAGTTTACGATAAGAATCTGTTACTTTCTCTTCAGCTTCTTCGTCATCAACTTCTTCAGCTTCTTCGTCTTCAGCTTCTTTTTCAACTTTCATGTCGAAAGCGATGCCGACGTATAAATCGTTTTTATCAGCCCAATCAACACTATCACGTGCAATAGTTAACGCCGCACGTTGAATCGTTGGTACGTCCATCGAATCACATGAGAAAGTTTTACCAGCAATTTTACGTGCTGAATCGATTACCGTAGCGATTTCAGAAACACGTTTAGAGATTGCCGAGTCGCTAGACTTCTTCTTCTCTTCTTCGAGTTCTTCTTTCACTGCATCTTTTTCGGCTTCGGCTTTCGTTGCTTTTTCATCAGCGTCGAATGCCTGTTTTGTTAATCGAGCGATACTATCTTCGACCAAGGTAGCAGTAGCGCTGTCCTCGATGTCGACGGTACGTTTCGAGTCTAGGGTAACTTTAAACATATTTACTGCTCCGTGGTTGTTGTCAAATAATCGCGCTTGCGCACCTGCGCGGGCCCGGTCTACTAATGCAACATGATTAATTTTAATATCACGCTGTACAAAATCGTATTTCTCACCGTCTTCTGTGATACCTGGTGTGTCGTCATATATAGCAGTGTAACCCGCTGACAGTTGGACTTTACCAGTTTCAATAGCTTCTATAGCATCTTTAGACTTTACGATGAGGTTAGCCAGTACAAAATCACCATCCTGCACACCGCTACCAACAACTACACCGGCGGACACTTCATTATAAGTATCAGCGTTAACCATTTCGGTCGGGTGTTCGATTGTAACGTCACTAGAACCGTAAGAGTCTAATGAATCAGGGTGGAAAACTTCTTCGGCTGGACGGTATACCTT